AAATCTATTTGTGAAATATTTGGTAATTATATTAATAATCAAATAACCTTATTTTAAATTTTGCGGGAAAATAATTGTTAATAAAATAGTAATAATTTACTATTTTATAAATAATTTGTTTGTTAAAATAATTTTATTTTTTAGATTTTTTGGATTTTTTAACTTTTGTTTCTTTAACTTTTTGTAAAGTCCATTTATTATATTCTTTTTCTAATTTATCAAGTTCACTTAACCATATATTTTCACAAGATAACTTTTCTAATTCTTCATATTGGTTTTGTTTATCATCTTTTAGATTTTTTAATTCTTCTATTTTTTCTGTAGTTAAATTATAAATAGGCATTGATAATAGATAATTATAATTTATATCTTCATCATTTTTATTTTTTCCTAATTTTGGAAATTTTAATTTTTCCAATTCTAATTCTAATTCAGTTCTTTTTTTATTATTAATTATTAATTTTTTATCAACAATTAACAAAATAAATTTAACTTTATTTGAAATCATTTTTAATTGGTATGTAAGTATATCTAATTCATATAATTTTCGTTTTTCATATAACTTTAATCTAACTACATAATATTCTTCCATAATTTCAACAGGTGAATTATATTTTTTTATAGTACCATTAGCATCAAATAAATGCATATTAGTAATAGAATATTTTTTACACAAATGAAACATTTTATCAATATCTTTTGCAGTTTCTAAATAGCCATGTTCGAATTCTAATTCAAAATATACTTTAGTATCTGTATTATTTTCTGTATAACCTAAAAATGGATTTGTTTCTTTAGTTTTAGTAACAGTTTTTTTTACGGTTTTACTTTTAGAAACTGTTTGTTTTTTATTTTCATCACCTTCTAATAATTTTTCTAAATATTCCTTAAAACCATATGTTGATTCACCTACAGGTAATTCACTAATAATTAATTTATCGTCTTTAATTTGATAAGTTCCATAAATTTCATAATTAAAATCATCAACTTTTGCAATTACACCTTCAAAATTAGCCCAATAAGGATCCATTGGTTCAAATTGTTTATTTGAAATTAATTTATTTTTAAGGTTGGTAATAATTTCTATTGGTTCATAAGGTGGGATTTTTGTTGCAAATCCTGTTCCAATACCTTGTGTTCCATTTACTAATATCATTGGTATAATAGGCGCATAATATTCTGGTTCAATATATTCATTATCTTCTATTTGTTGATTAAGTATTGGATTATCTGATGTATTAAAAATTATTGGGGTTAAATCTTCTAATTTAGTCCAAATATATCTGGGACTCGCTGCATCAGATCCTGATGGTTTTAATCTGGTACCAAATTGACCGTTAGGTTTTAAAATATTAATATTATTAGAACCCATATAATTTTGTGCCATACCAATAATAGCTCCTGTTAGGGAAGCTTCACCATGATGATACGCTGCCTTATCAGATACAAACCCGGCTAATTGGGCTACTTTAACTTCGGTCTTATCTAAACCCCTTAAAATAGCTCCATATAAAATTTTACGTTGGGATGGTTTTAAGCCATCAACTAAAGATGGTATTGAACGGCTTAAATCATCATTTGAAAAATGAATTAAATCTGAATGGATAAATTTGGAATATCTAACTACTTTATTTTCATATAATAATACATTATTTTTATTATAATTTTGTAACCAAACTTTTCTATCATCTGCCCTAATTTTTTCAAATGCTAATAAAATAGCATCTTCATCATCGTTAGTATTATAAGGTAATATTTTATTATTATTTACATTACTATCATCATTGCTATCATCATTGCTATCATCATTGCTATCTTCATTACTATCATTGCTATCTTCATTACTATCATTACTATCATTGCTATCTTCATTACTAACATTATCATTTTTAGTAATCCATTTATAATTAATTAATTTATTTTCAATATCAACAAAATATTCTCGGGCTTCAACTGCGGTTGAAGTACCCAGACCTTTATAATACTTAACTTTCCAGTTTCTATTATTTTCATTTGTTGCTAACCATTTATCATAATCATTAACATTATAAAAACTTAATATTTCATTACTTTTAAATGCTTTTAAAATTGGTGTTGCTAAAGATGTAATAAAATTAGGTCTTTTAATTAATGAGGGCCATTGACTATGAACTAAATTCATTATCAGACCTTTAATATGGGAACCATCAGCATCTGCATCAGTTAATATTATTATACGTCCATATCTTAATTGATTAAATTTAAGTTCATCACTATAATCTTCTCCTGATTTTAATCCAATAATTTTTTTAATATTAGTAATTTCTTCATTAGCTAGTAATTGTGCCGGTGGGGCTTCACGAACATTTAATAATTTTCCTTTTAATGGAAAAACACCAAAATAATCACGACCAATAATTGAAAGTCCAGAAACTGCAAATGTTTTAGCTGAATCTCCTTCGGTAAGAATTAACGAACATTTATAAGAGTCTTTTGTTCCGGCTTTATTAGCATCATCTAATTTAGGTATTCCTGTTAATCTAACTTGTTTTTTACCATCTGTTTTTTTAAGATTAGATGATTCTTTAAATTTAGCAAATTCAATTACCTGTTCTACAATTCCACATTTTGCTAATTTTTTTAAAAAAGTTAAATTAGGAATATATTTAGAACCAAATTTATCGGCTTTTAAAGTGCATGCATCTTTAGTTTGACTTGAAAATGTTGGATTTTCTAGAGTAGAATTAATAAAAAATATAAGATTTTCTTTTAATGCTAAAACAGTAATTTTAATATCCTTGTCTTTTTTCTTTATAATATCAATTAAATATTTATAAATTAGGTCAGTTACATGATTTACATGTGATCCGCCGTGATAAGTATTAACTGAATTTACAAATGATATAGTTTCATTATTTGATTCTTGTTTATAAATTACTCCTACTTTCCAGCGTTCATTGGTTTCATCTAAATACACAGTTTCATTAGGATAATGCAAATCAATATATAATTTAAAATTATTTGATTCTATTTTTTTATCATTAAAATATATATTTAATTTTGGATTTATGGCAGCAATATCTACGGCTCGTCTATAGAATAAATTATAATGTTCGTTATCTAAATTATCTATACCAAATCTTTTAAATTCAGGATAAAATGTTACTTTAACTGAACTATTTTTAATACTTGATTTTGTTACTTTTGCTATACCTATATCACTCATATTATTAGTCCATTCTTGATAAAAATGTTTTTTATTTATGTGATCTACTATTTCAACAATAAATTTAGTTGAAAATATATTACATAGTTTTATACCAATACCAAAAGTTCCTCCTACAGTTCTTATATTATCATCATCAAAATTACTACCTGATAATAACTCGCCAAAAATCATTGATGGTATTAATGTTTTATGTTCTTCGTGTTCTTTTACTGGAATACCATTATTACCATTATTCCAAACACTAATAAAACCTTCTTCTTTATTATAACAAATTTTAATAGTATCACACGTTTTATCTAATTGACTATGATCGGCAGCATTAACTAATGCTTCATCAAATACTTTCAAAAAACCAGGTGAAAATTTAATATTTTTTTTATGAATTTTATTGTCTGTATCATCATATACCCATACTTCTTCATTAGTAGGTTCAATAGGTCCAACATACATACCACTCCTTTTTAATACATGTTCCTTTTGTGTTAGTTTATCATATTTTTTTGTAAAGTCAGACATAATATATAAATATTATATAACCTTTATATATTTTATTCAATTTTTAATTATTTAGTTTAATTATATTTAACTATTAATTTTTATATTTATGTATAATGAACCGCATAAATTCAGATTTATATGATAAAAGTAACATAAAAACGACTGTTTTTAATCATCAAGCCGATATTCAAAATCAACTGTTAAAATATAAAAATGAAACATTAAAAGAAAAACAAAAAAAATTTTATAATAATGCAGAATATAAGACCCATTTATTAAATATAGATAGTCAATTTAGAAATACTACTCCAAAAAATATTTATAAAACAAATAATGATATATTACCTAATAATCCTATTAATGTTTTAAGAAATTCAAATATTATTCAAATTAATTATCCCAATCATTCCTTTACAATAGGTGATAGTATTATTATTCAAAATATTATTCCTACTTTTAAGATATTAACAAATAGTATTTATTTTTTTAATAATTTTCCATATATGATAATCAATTATAATAATCATAATATACCAATTGATTTTTTAAATTTTTATAATATATATCAATTACAAATAGATATAATTAGTAATATTGGTAATAATACATTTTATAGTAATATACCAATTAATCTTATATTAGGTATATTTCAAATTCAATTACCATCAATTATTAATAAAACAGTTCCAATATTACCTAATATATTAAGTTTTTTTAATGTTAATACGGCAAATGAATTAGATAGTAATTATATTTTTATACAACTACCTTATAATTTTATTATATCATCTAATTTATATTATATTCCAACTGATGTTTTTAAAATAAGTTTTTTAAATATTGGTGGTATCCCATTAAATTATATTAATGCTGATTATCCTATAGATTATAATAAAAATCAATCATGTCAAATAATAACAGATATTGATACTAATAATATTTATTTTGTATCATCAATTGTTGCATCCTCAAATACTAATGGGGGTAGTAATAATATTCAAATAATGTTAATTACTAATACATTATCAGGTTATCCAGATTCAAATGAATATACAATTAATTTAAAAAGAACATTTAATAATGTTGTTAGAATTGAATTAGTTAGTACTGAATTTCCATATATTGATTTTTTAATTAAATCGTCTGGTTCCAATATAAATAATAATTTATATTGGAAACATCTTGATGATGGTGCAACTATATATAATGCATTTATTCCTGAAGGTAATTATGATGGTGTTAATTTAATAACCACTATAAATAAAGCTTTGAATAATGTATTACGAGTTAATTCAAGTATTCAAAATCCTAATTATAATATATTTACTGTTACATTAAATACATATACTCAAGAAATTATATTTAATCCTTATAAAAATAATAATCTACCTAATTCATTAACGGCTAGTATTATTTCTATTGATAATATTGATTACGTCCAATTATCAATTTATCATCCTAGTAATCTAGTTGAAGCAATGGATACAATTATTATTTCTGGGGCTATTAAAATTGGTACTATTATTGATGCTGTATATATAAATAAAACACACACTGTATATCAAATTAATACAACTAACCAAACTTATACCGTTTTACTAGCACCATTAAATCAAATAACTAATGCGTCAACCATTGATTTAACTGGTAATGGAGGTCCAGGAACAGTAATACAAACAAAAGCTAAAGTTAGTTTTATTTTTACAAGTTCAGATACATTAGGTACTGTATTAGGTTTTAAGGATGTTGGTGCTCGTAATGCAATAACTCCATTTAAAACATCCATTTCTAATTTTGATTCTTATAGTCAATCAACTAATTTAAACCAAGTTGGAAATATAAATACATCAACAACTTTATTAAATTTAACAGGAAATAATTTATATATATTAATGTATATTAATGATTATGAATGTGTAATTAATAATTCTAATCAAGATACTGCATTTGCTAAAATATTATTATCAGGAACACCAGGGGATATTTTATTTAATACATTTGTTAATTATCCATTAGAATTTGATTTTCCAATAGCAACTTTAAATGAATTAGACATTAAATTTACTTATCCTAATGGTACTTTAGTAGATTTTAGAAATATAAATCATAGTTTTACTTTAAGAATTATTGAAAAAATATTTAAACCTTATAATACTGGTTTAAATTCAAAAGATAGTTCATTTTATGAAAATACAATTGATAATGCAACTAATTAAATTAAATTAAATTACTTTACAATTAGAACAACAAACTAAAGAACCGCCACATTTTAAACAACAATTAATTTTATCATTTAATATATTTAATGTATTAGTAATTCTATGCTGGTTTATAACAAATTTAAGAATATTTTCACAAACAACATACCAATTTTTAATTGTACGACCTATAAATAAATCAAAATAGTTAGCAACATTTTTATTTAAATTATTAAAAAGTTCCTCATTAGTATTAATTTCAGGTATAAGTTTAAAAATACTAAATAAATTTTGTAATAATTCTAATATTGTTTGTGATTCAAAATTTACTTTTTCTTCAAGATCATTAAATATTAATATACTATTTTTAACAAATT